ATGTTTTTATAATAAGTGATTATGCATTGAAAATGGAATGGGAATTAATTAAGGAACCTGTAGATTTTATAACCGCAATAAATAGTGGTAAAAAGATTAAAGGTGAAGGTTTTGTTGAATATCATTTATTTGATTGGTATATTCGTAGTAATTCACTAAGTTTAGAAAATATTAATGGAAATTGGTATATTGAAGATTAAGCAAATAGAATAATTTTTTTAAATCATTATTATAATACTAAAATAAATATATTGGAGGATACATAATTGAAAGTACAAAAAAGAAATAGTACATTAGTTAACTTTGATAAAAGTAGCATAATTCGAGCAGTTGAAAATGCAATGCTTGAAACAAAAGATGGTGTTGATACAAAACTAAGTTATGATATTGCGAATAAAATTGAGTCTATTGGACTAGAATTATACTCAGTTGAAAATATACAAGATTTTGTAGAAGATATGTTGATGGAAAGTAATCGAAAAGATGTTGCTAAGAGATATATAATTTATCGCAATCAAAGAGATAAGACTCGTAAGAATAAAGTAAAAGGACTTCTTAGTGAAGAATTTATAAGTAAATATAAACATTTACCATCCCCTATGAATCAATTAGGAAGTTTTGTTTATTATCGTACATATAGTAGATATTTACCTGAAGAACAACGTAGGGAGTATTGGTGGGAGACAGTAAAAAGAGCAGTAGAATATAATTGTGGATTAGTTCCAACCTCTAGAGAAGAAGCTGAAAAATTATATGATAATATGTTTTATCTTAGACAATTCCTATCAGGTAGGACACTATACATAGGTGGAACATTAGTTTCAGAAAAATTCCCCACCTCAAATTATAACTGTAGCTTCGCTGTAATTGATAATTTTGAAGCATTTAAGGACGCTTTTTACTTATTGATGATTGGTTCTGGGTTTGGATTCCGTATTTTAAAAGATGATGTTGCTAAACTTCCTAGAGTAAAAACAAATGTAGAAGTTATACATAAAGCCTACTCTTCAGTCTCAAGAGACAAACGAGAAGATAGCACATCAATTCAATTCACTAACAATAATATGGTCAAGATTATTGTTGGGGATAGTAAGGGTGGATGGGTTCAAGCATTAGATTATTTTTTAAAAATGTTATGGGATAAGGACTTTATTGATATTAAAACCATTGTGTTTGATTATGATAATGTTAGACCAAAAGGAGAAAGATTAAAAACATTTGGTGGAACTGCTTCTGGATATGAAAGTTTAAAATCAATGTTTGCTAAAGTAGATAAGATTATCAAAAAAGAAGGAACTAATCAAGTTCAAGAAAAGATTAAATTAAAACCAATTAATTGTATGGATATTTTAAATGCTATTGGCGAAAATGTTGTTATCGGAGGCGTAAGAAGATGTCTGCCCAAGGGATCATTAGTTCATACGGAAAATGGATTAATTCCAATTGAACAAGTTAAAATCAATGATATGGTTATGACATCGAAAGGTTATGCTCCAGTTACAGATTGGGTCTATCAAGGAGTGCAAGAATTATTAACTATTAATACTCAAATGGGAGAGTTTAAATGTACTCCTAAACATAAAATAGCAATCATGAACAATGTTAATAGTTATGAGTGGATATATGCAAAAGATTTAAAAGAGAACGACAGAATGGTTTTTGTTAGTAAAACTATCGATGGTATAAAAACAGAGTTACCAGAGTATCATCATGTAAGAGACATTCATGATACAACTAGCGTAGATATTGTAATTCCAGAATTAAACGAAGATACTGCTTGGTTTTTAGGATATTTACATGGAAATGGACATGTAAGCAAAAGGGCAGTTAGTGTAAGTATTCCGAGTACAAAACCAAATATTAGAGAAAAAGTTTATAAAATATTCGAAAGTTTTGGTATTATAGCACACGACAAACCAACAAAAGGCAAATGGTTCAATGTTGAAGCTAAAAGCACACAATTAGCAGAATATCTTTCTCAATATAAAAAGCCTAATGTAGAAATAATTATTCCTAATATTATTTTACAAGGTGAAATAAATATTAGGGAATCATATCTAACTGGATTGTATGATGCAGATGGGTCAACAAAAAATCATCCCGTTATTGCCTTGTCTTCAGTTTATCCTAATTTTACGAAACAGGTACAATCACTATTCTCCTCAATTGGAATACCTTCTAGATTTAAATTAAAAAGAAAAACCAAAGGTAAATGGAAAGATTTATATAACTTATTAGTCATTGGAGAAAAAGCAAAAAAAGATTTTGAATGTAGAATAGCAATCAAATCTTTAAAATACGAGAATTGTTGTAAAACAAATCGTTCACAAAATGACTATGGTTATCCTGCTGATTGGGTAAAAAACATGAAAACTTCTAAAATATGGAATAAAGATTCAAGACAAATGACTGTTTCTACTTTTGAAAGAATAAGTGGTGAAAATCAAGAATTGATTCCAGTTGAAGTGTTGAGTATAAGTTACAACAAGGAACTTCAAGAAACATATGATATATCTGTAGAAAGCACGAAAGAATTTGTTTGTGAAGGAATGTTGGTTCATAATACTTCAGAAATTTCGCTTATAGGTTCAGATGATGAAGAATGTATTAAAGCAAAAAGCAATCTTTATAAACAATCGCCTATTAATGGAAAATGGGAAATAGACACTGAATTATCTCATAGGCAAATGAGTAATAATTCTATTTATTATAAAGAAAAACCTTCTAGAGAACAAATTCATTGGCAAATTGAACAAATGAGATATTCTGGTGAGCCAGCATTTGTTAATGAAATTGCAGGTAATAAACGTAGACCAAACTTTAATGGGGTTAATCCTTGTTTTACTGGTGATATGAATCTTTTAACTTCGGACGGATATAGAACATTTAAAGAATTAGACGGGAAAGAAGTTAGTATTGTTAATCTAAATGGCGATGTATCAAATGGCAAAGTTTGGTGCAATGGGGAAAAAGATATTGTTGAAGTACAATTAAGCAACAATAGAATTATAAAATGTACTCCAGATCATATTTTAATGTTAGACAATGGCAAAGAATGTGAAGCAAAAGATTGTTTAAACAAAGAATTATCAGCATATTATGGGAAAAATCCAACAGTAATATCTATTAATATTTTAGAAAAACAAAAAGTTTATGATTTTTCAGAACCAGAAACTAATTGGGGAATAGTAGAAAATGTAGTTGCACATAATTGTGCTGAAATTTTACTTGATTCTTGTGGACTTTGTAATTTAACTACTGTGAATGTTTTTGCTTTTGTAATAGACGGATTACTAGATATTAAATCATTGCTAGAAGCACAAAGATTATCAGCAAGATCAGGATATCGTATGACTTGTGTAGAACTAGAACTTCCTAAATGGGATGCTGTACAAAAAAGAGATAGATTAACTGGATGCTCTTTGACCGGATGGCAAGATATGGTCAATGCAACTGGCATCAATAAGATAGAAGAAGCAGAATTATTAAGAAAATTACGTCAAACTGCACATGATGAAATTAATACATATGCAAAAGAATTAGGATTGCCAGTATCATTATTAATTACTACCGTGAAACCAGAAGGAACATTGAGTAAAATTCCAGGCGTTTCATCAGGTGTTCATTATTCTCAAGCTCCTTGGTACATTATAAGAGTAAGAATAAACGCTCATGATCCTTTAGTAAAAGTTTGTGAAGAATTAAATTATCCTATCTTTCCAGAAAACGGTCAGGAATGGGAAACTTGCACAACAAAAGTAATTGAATTTCCTGTTAAATCACCTATTGGAAAAACAAAATTTGACGTATCAGCTATTGAACAACTCGAAGATTATAAAATGTTTATGGATAATTATGTTGATCATAATGCTTCGATTACTGTTACAGTTCGTGATAATGAATGGGAACAAGTAGAAGATTGGATTTGGAATAATTGGGACGATGTTGTTGCTGTAAGTTTCTTATCTCTATCAGATTCTTTTTATCAGTTAATGCCACAAGAAGCTATTACAGAAAAAGAATATAATAAAAGAGTTAGTGAAATGAAAACTTTTATACCTTCATTGATTAGTAAATATGAACTAGTTGAAACTGAATTTGATATTGGAAATGATGGAGAATGTTCCTCTGGGGTTTGCCCAATTCGCTAAGAAGGAGATATAAATATGAGTGTTGATAAACTTTGCACTCAATGCGGAGAACTAAAAATCCTTAGTGATTTCTACAAAAGCGGTAAAATCACTAAGGATGGTACTCCAGTATATAGAGGTAAATGCAAAATGTGTGAAAACGCAAAAACTAAAGTTAAAGAAGAAGATAGAATTGTACCACCAAAAGAAATATATCAAGACATAGTTTATAGAAAATGCAAAAGAATGGCTTATGATGCTCATTCACGCATTTTTTCACCATCCAGAGATTACAAACCTTGCTACAGAAATCTAGATAATCCTTTTGGTTTTGAATCAAGTACAGAATTAAAATGGTATCTCTATAAAAATTTCTATCAAGATATCAAAAGTCTTTTAGATAAAGATTTAGTTCCTAGTATAGACAGAAAAGATCCATCGAAAGGATATACAAAAGAGAATATTAGAGTAATAAATTTTGATTTAAATACGGCACTAGGAGTTGACAATGTGCGTAAAAAAGTTGAAATGATTTTACCTAATGGAGAATTCAAAATATTCCCTAGCGTAACTGAGTGTGTTTTATTCTTTGGTTATGATAAGAAAGATTGTAATAGAGTTAGTAGTTGGGCAAAAGATGATGGTAAATATGCTAAACCAAAAGGTTACGAATTTCGTTATGTAAAGTAATAAATAAAATAAAGTGAGGTAATACAATAAATGAAAATTAGAGGTTTTGAATTTGTATCACAAAGTTTTAGGAAAAATGATATTCCTGCTATTCTCCCACAGAGAGGAACAAAAACAAGTGCTGGTTATGATTTTTCCACTCCTATCTCTGTAGCAATACTTCCTCATAAACAATATCTTATTTGGACTGATATTAAAGCATATATGCAAGTAGGAGAAGTTTTAATTCTTGATGTACGAAGTTCAATCGGCATTAATAAGAGTTTAGAATTGTCTAATACAATTGGAATTGTAGATCAAGATTACTATTCAAATCCTAAAAATGATGGAAATATTGGTATCTGTTTATACAATAAGTCAGACGAAATAGTTACTCTAGATGTAGGAGAAAGAATTGCACAAGGAATATTCTTACCATTCCTTGAAGCAGACAATGGAAATACAGAAAATGAAAGAAATGGTGGAATTGGATCGACTAATATATAAAATTTAAAAATATATGGGATAAAGTGCTTAATTACATTTTATCCCAACCATATAACCCCACTCCCACAACACTTTTGAAAATCAAATATCATTCGAATCTTGTATTTCTTGGGATGATAAAATAATTATGAAAGAGGTAATAAAATGTTAAAAAATAAATACAAATTAGGTAAAATTGAGATAGAACCAAATTATGGAGATAAATGGGATTATACATCTAGTAAAGATTTAGATTTTATATTGATCGGCGCAGATTCAAGTGGTGAAGACAATTGTTTTGCAGTTGATTTAGCTCAAGCAAAATTTATTAAAGATTCATTAAATGAGATTATTACATATTATGAGAATATCCCATCAGTAGGTAATTATATTGAAGTAATTAATGGAATATTTAAAGGTTATTTTGGTACAATATTTGACATTGATAATTGTGATTCAAAAAGACCATTAGTGATAAGATTAGATAATAATCCTGATTTTAATAATTGTACTTGTTTTGTTAATTTTGAGGATGTTAATAAAGCAAGTAAATAGAAAGGAGACATTAAAAATGCAAACATCCTACTACGCAAAATACAAAGGCGAAAATGCTGTATCAATCTCACTAAGCAAACCAAAATGGTACACGAATTGTAAAGAATACAAGAAGCTTGCTCCAAGTTGGGACTTACTCAATAAATACAAACAAGATAAGGATGAGACATATTATATTGAACATTATTATAAAGAAATCCTAGACAAACTTAATCCTCAACAAGTATATGAAGAATTAGGAGAAGATGCTGTATTACTTTGTTGGGAGAAGAGTGGATTTTGCCATAGATTTTTAGTGGCAAGGTGGTTAGAACTAGAATTAGGAATAGAAATAAAAGAACTTATAAAGGAGTAACAAATGGAAGATAAATTATTGACCTTAAAACAACAATTCTGCAATTACTATTGTCCAAACAAAGGAAAAGTTATTGATTATAAATGCTCTGGTATTGTAGAATGCAATGAATGTGAAGAAATAATTGAATGTGATAAAGTTCAGGAAATATATGTTGATTTGTGTTATCAATGTAAAATCTCAGATTATATTGTCTTCATTAGAGACGAAATATAATACTCACCATTTTAACTAAATAAACATAAAATAAAACATCAGAAAGGAGGTGATAAAAAGAAAGGAGGATTAATTCGTAAATGGAAGAACTGAAAGAATGGTTGATAAATGAAATAAATTCTATCAATAAAGATTATCATAATGAGAGCACTTATATGTGGACAAAAGGATTCAAGAAAGCTTTGTTGGAAGTTTTAGATAAAATAAAAAAGATTGAAAATGAAAAATCAAATACCAAGAAATGATAAATTTGATCGGAAAGGAGAGGTTTGATATGAAATATTCTTCAGAGTTAATACATACATTAATTCTTACAGATAACGAATATTTGGCATTACACAATGCTATTAAATTTTATCTTAGTGATGAAATACAAAAAGTAGGAAATACTTGGATTATTGAAGGATTACAAAATATCTTAAAAGAGACAGGAAGTAATTAATAAAACAAAGGAGGAATAATCATAGACATTCTACTCTACAATTCAAAAGATGAAGTAGTTACCGCATATACATCTAACAATCCCAACTATAAGAATGGTGAAGAAATAACCATCAAAGGTAGCAATAAATCCTACAAAGTTGTTGATATCAATAAATATAGGGTAATGGGCTATCCAGAACAAGTTGCCTTAGAATTAAAAGTTATTAAATAACCAAATATCAAAAGGAGTGAAAAACAATGAATAAAAACACTCTTGTTTCATGCACAGATTGTATCAATTGGAATAATTTAAAAGAAAAATTAGAATCGTATTTTGGATGTAACACTGCATTGTGCAATAAATGCAAATGTTTTAATTGTGACTGTAATCATCCAGAAAGCAGCAAGGTGTTTGAAATTAGATCAAAATTTATTCTAAAAGAAAGTTGACATCAATATGTATCAAAACTGCAATCTCATAAAATGTATTCACAATCTACATAATTCTATATCTCTATGTTTAGGCATTTCTAAGTTAACTAACAATTATGGATTTTCAAATGTTTGTTGGTTAACTCAAGGGATATTATATGATAGTTTGAACTGTCTTAAATACAAAGAATCTAGCAAAGTGAAATAAGAAGTAATAAAGATAATTCTTATTTCATAAATTAAAGAAATTGAAATAAATAAAAAATTGGATTAAAAGGAGAATGATTATTATGAATGAAAACAAAAATCTTAAAAATAAAGAACTAGAAACAAAACACTACAATCGCATGATGGAATTTTTAATCACAGATTTTGAAGGAAAAGATTTTGATGAGTGTGATATTATTCTTAGGCAAATTATTAAGGTCGCATATGAGCTATTAAATGAGCCTGACTTATTGAAATAAAAATGCTTATGTGAGCGATAGAATGGCATGTAGAATGGTTTAGAACTTGATTGTGGTACAAATATGCCAAACCAAAATTTAAAAGGCCCACAAGGCAAAATTAAAGGAGGAATACATAATGAAAGATTTTGATTTGCAATTCTTTATGGATAAAGTAAACGAAAAACCGATTCAAATTGAATTTATGAATACAGATGAAGATTTGGTTGCATTAATTAATTTAGTTATAACTAATGCAGAAATCAAAGAAGAAAGTTATTGGAATATACTTACGATCAATGATGATATAATGATTTATTTCGATGACTTTGAAGTTGGTGAATTAGAAACTACTAAAAATGCTTTATGTTTATATAAAGGAGGAGAAGTTTTGATCAATATTTATTTGCCAGAAGGAGACGATTGGGAAAGTAATACTGGAGTTATTGGATTTGCACGATATTAAGTGTGGAATGTATTGGATATATGAAATGTATAAATAATTATTTATGTTGGATTTTGTTAATGAATTAATATATAATTGGTTTTAGGATTACATATAAAAAATAAATTGAAAAGGATGTGAATAAGATAGCAAAAGGCAAAGGAATTAATCTTACTCCTAGAGAACCAAAAAAGGAAGACAAATATAAGGAAACTAGTGATATTAAGCAAGAATATAAATTTTCTATTGAAAGCAAAGGAATTTACATTGGATTTAATGAAGAACACAGAGGACAAGAATGTACTATTATAAAGAGAAGCACAAGAAAAAATACTCATTATTATATGATAAAATTTGATGATAATGAAGAATTAAAAGATATTACTAATGTATTTTTGAAAACTTTTGAAGAATATGAACAATGGTTGTTAGATCAGGAAAATGATAATGAAAACGAAAATGATACTGAGGATATTTCTGAGATAGAGAAAAAAGTACTTGAAGCAGGACTGATTCCATATCATAATTCTAAATCATGTCTATCACCTATCGTTTATACGGAAATGAGGTGCAATGAATGCAATTATGAATCTAGATGTATTTATCATTCAAAACATAACTACAAGAAGGCTAAATTTTAAATAATTTGAGTTAGAGAGGAAGAAATAATTAAATGATTAAAGTAATTAATTATACAAAAAATCCATTGTCCCTTATGGGAGAAGTAGCTAGTTACTGTTGGGATTCAACTCCTTCTCCACATATAGGAATTGATTGTATTGAATCAAATCATGGTCGCGTCTTAGAATTTGCAGATGTTACACTAGAAATAAGTGGATATTCAGCAAGGGTTATTCGTGAAATTTATACCCATATTATTGGAACCACTCGACTTCAAGCTAGTACCAGATATATTAAATATGGAGAATTTGATTATATTATTCCAGAATCAGTTGCAAAAAACATTTTAGCTCTTAGTATATATCAAAGAATTATGTTATCAATTCAAAACGCTTACAAAGAATTAGAGGACTTGAGTATTCCAAAAGAAGACATTGCTAATATTTTACCATTAGGAATGGAAAGTAAAATAGTCTTAAAAATTAATGCGAGGGCAATTTTACATATGGTTGAGGTCAGAGAGTGTACAAGAGCATATTGGGAAATTAGGAAATTTATTAAGGAGTTAAAAAGCGTTGTTGGTGATTTAAATAGTGAATGGGAGAAAATTATTAGTTATGCAAAAGTAAAATGCGAAATTCTTGGTTATTGCAATGAAAAAAATTCTTGCCATCGTATTGATAAGAAGGGAGATAATAATATTGAATAACCACATTCTAGTAATAGCTGGATTTTCCGCATCAGGCAAGGATTCTTTACAAAAATACATATCAGATAATTACAATTACAAAATGGTAATCTCGCACACCAGTAGACCTATGAGACCATCAGAATCAGAAGAAAATCCATATTACTTTATTACAAAAAAACAATTTGAAGAAATGATTGCTGAAAATGAATTTATTGAATGTAGAAAATATAATACTCTTGTCGGAGGGAAAGAAGATGTTTGGTTTTATGGTGTAAGTAAGTCAGCAATTGATTTATCGAAACACAGTTATATAGTAGTTCTAGATATTCTTGGATTAATAGAGATAAAGAAACATTTTAAAGATAGTGTCATATCATTTTTTATTGATGTAGATGAACCTACTAGAAAACAAAGATGTATTGGTAGAGCTGATTTTGATGAATCGGAATGGAATAGACGTAAATTAGATGATGAAGGAAAATTCACATATGAGATAGTTAATCAAGAAGTTGATTATATGGTTAGTAATTATGATTTTGATGCTTGTGTTGGATATATTTTAAATAAGATTGGAGAGATTTAATGTACATATATGAATGCGGCTGCTTAACCCACTATCATAGGATTAATGAATTCCATAAGGCTACAGAATGGCGAAACAAATTAGATCAATGGGCTGAAAGTAGTTATGTTTATACATATAATCCTGCTAAAACTTTCTTAAAAGAAAGAAATCATACATATGACAGTAAAATAGTGGTTGATCAAAACAATTACTATATTAATAAGAGTGATATATGTGTGGTCTGTTTGGATGATATAATGCAATCACCTGGAAGTATATTTGAATTAACAAGATTTAAAGAATTAGGTAAACCCGTAATTGCATTTGGACAAAGGCATTGGAGTCCGCATATTAATTCATGTATTTCAAATCATTGTGAGACTTTAGATGATATAATAGAACTTCTTTATAATATGTTCGATCAAGGAAATTTATAATTGGAAAATAATTTATTTAGAGAAACAATAATTGATCCTCATGGTTTTATTTATATTACAACTAATATGATTAATGGGAAGAAATATATAGGGCAAAAAGTATTTGATACTAATTCGATGTGGAAGTCTTATTTGGGCAGTGGCACATATTTAAAAAATGCAATTAATAAATACGGGAAAGAAAATTTTTATCGAGAAATTGTTGCTATTGCTTATTCTCAAGAAGATTTAAATAGGTTTGAAATAGAATTAATTAAAAATCATAATGCAGTTAAGAGTAAAGATTATTATAATATTTCTTATGGTGGTGAATCAGTAATGTTTGGTAGAAAGCATACTGATAAAACAAAACAACAAATGAGTAGATCATTTAAAGGAAGGGTTTACTCTGAAGAACATAATATAAAAATATCAAAAAGCAAACTTGAAAGCAACTTTAAATATTCAAAGGAATCAAAACAAAAAATGAGCGATAGTCATATAGGTAAAAAATTACCAAAAGAACAAAAAGAAAAAATAAGCGCAAAAACAACAGGAGAGAAAAATCCAGCTACAAAATTAACTAATAAAATAGTTATTGAAATTAAAAAGATGTTACAACAAGGTTTTACCACTAAAGAAATTACAAGTAAATATAATATTTCACCACAAGTTTTAAGTCAAATACGAACAGAAAAACATTGGAAGAGTGTTACAATCCCAAATATTTAGATACTGAAAATAAAACAAAACACAAAAAGAAAGGAATAAAACATATGAGAAATAGAAAATTATACATCCCAGAATCGTGTAGAAAATGTGATCGCGAATCAAAATGCACGTACCCCTGTGAGGACGCTTATAACGAGTTTAAAATGCAAAATCCTCATAATCAAGAAAATTCACTTTGTAACGAAGAGTACAATCAGCCTGTAGCAAGGGTTTCAGAGGATGATACATACGATAGAACAACACTTTCGTTGGGTTGTGAAGACATAAATTCTATTTTGGAATATGATGTCTCAGATCCAGAATACTTACAAATAGTAAATGGTCTTCGAACTCCAAGCGATGCTATAAACTTCAAACTATTACTTGAATATATGAGTGAAGAAAATAGAGAATATGCAAAAGAAAATAGTTTATGTGAAATTTGTCATAGTGAATTAAAACTAGTTCAAGATAGAGGAGAAGTGTGGGGAGCTAAAAATGTAGTTATTGGAGAATATTCTAGTTGCCCAAATGGATGTGTATAATTTATGTGTAAAGGAGTATAAACAATGATTATTGATCCTGGACGAACTGGTTGCACAGTATGGTTTATAAATAAAAGCAAAATGCAATCAATAAATGGAACACCTGAAGAATGTGTTGATAGAATTGTTAAATATGCAATTAAAAATGTTTTGGATAAAGAGAGTGGATTAAGTGAAAAAGTTCAGTTGTGTAAAATTAGATTGGATACCTCTGGTTGTGTAGGTAAATTGTATGCTGATATTTTCAGAGATAAAGGAATTGAATTTGATGCTGTTAAGATTGTAATGGATGTTATTTAGAAAATCACTTCTTATTCCCAATTTCAATCACCTTAATTTCAACTAAAAACTCCTGATTTTCTTCACTCAAAAACTTACTTAACCTATCTAGAAAATTAGTTAATTCTTCTGTTTTAAACTTCTTTTTAATATTAATTAGATAATTATCCATTTCTTTTTCCTCCTGAATAATAGTATTTGCATTTTCTTCGTTAGATTTCTCTTTTTGACTAATTTTGCTCTGCTCTTTAATTTTAGAGATTCCTCTTGTTGCTCTGCCTTTGTTTAAAAAATCAATAGCAGGTTTCCCCACCAATACGGTTCCACCTTTAATTTTTGCAATTTGAAATTCTGTGAAGAAGTTACTAAGTAACTGTGATGAACATTTCCATATTTTCATAATCTCAGAATTAGTATGTAATCTTCTTAACTCTGCTGTTGCTTTTTGACAACTTTCAAAGTCTAATGCTTCCAATTCTGCTTTAGATGGAATTTCACCTTGTTTAATTTTTTCTAATAATTCTTCCATTTCAATCTCCTTTACAGTTATAATCCTTAGTACAGATGGGAGGAAAACTTTCTTCCTTTCAATTCCAACTAAGCCTTCTGAAGGAGTCCTAACAGATTCATGTTTTCTTAATCTTAATGCTCTGCCATGAATTCCATTGCCTGTTCGCTTTTGCTCTCTAATTTCTTCTTTAAGCATTTTTTCAATTTCTGATTCTGATTCATAGTTGGACATTATACACTAACTTTCTTTTTGCGACATTATTAGTAATATATTAACACACATATATTTAGAATAGGTATGGAATATTTAGTTAAATCCTACAAAAAGTCGCAGCAAAGCTAGAGTATCCTTATAACTCTTTTTTGAAAATGTGATTAATTTAATTATCGTAGGCCGAAGAGATTAGATCATAGGTAAAATCTCTCTAATCTCTTTCTTCTTTCTTCTTTAGTTTCACTTTTACAAGATTGTCCTATATTTTTACTCTCTAATTTTTCTTTATATTGAGGATAAGTTTTTGTCGGATTAATGATTTTTTCTTGTGTACTTTTCCTTTTGAAACAATCAGCAAAACCAGAAAAAGTTACAATTTGCTTTGATTTATTATCTTTAAAGAATTTTTTCATCTTATTCATTAATGCTTTAAAATCTAAACGATAATGTGAAACAGGATTTCCTTTCAAATCTTTTCTAACACAATATTCAAGAACTCCCATGTTGTAAAAAAAGTAACGAGCTTTTTCTATTGCATAGCGCGATAAATGAGCAACTTCTTTCCATTCTTTCATTTGAATAGGAATCCATTCTGTGCTATCATCTACCCAAAAAAGTAACTGACTTAAAAATCTTGCATTATCAAACGAATCATTAGTAAAAGGGGTCATGTCTCCAGCAATAGCCAATAATGTACTGTGTCCAATTTTTTCTTTAATAAATTCAAATACTTGCTGTTGTGCTTTCAATGATAAAACCTTCTTTCAGCATTTTGCCAAAAGCAAAGCTAAGAGGGTTGAAATGAAATTTTAAAAATGATATAATAAGTCATAAGAAAATTTCATCTAGTCTCTTTGGGCCTCCAATTGATGCTGTGTCGGCAAACTCGACATCAATTGGAGGTTTTTGCATTTGCTTATTTAGTTTGTAATTCTTATAAACATGCTCAATAAAAAAGTTAGTAGCATGTACATCTCTGCACTAAAACTACTAACCTTGAAATCCTTAATCTAATTTACCAAAGACTTGATTTTCTGAATGTCTTTAGGTATAATCTTATTAGAACTTGGAAATCGAAGCTGATGTCGGTGAGAGGACATTTGCTAGATTAAAACCACTTTGTTTTGCAGACAAGGTGGTTTTTCAATTTTATTGAGTTTGTTAAGTAGATATATTCGACAAGGTATGTCAAATCTCCTTTAAAGTATTTAAATTATCCACAGGAATATTATAGCATAAAAAGTTATCAACATGTATATATCTTTTTTGACAAAATGTTTAGGTGGTAGGCTGGAAGAGAATTAGGGTAATAAACAAAAATAAGCACTATCCAGTTAATTTTGGATAGTGCTTTTGTATTTTAAAATTTTAAAATCATCTAACATTCACTGGTAACCAAATCTTCTCCTTAACTACTATTCTTTCAATTTCTCTTTTCATCTCATTAATCCTATTATCACACTCTTCTTTTAATTCTTGTCTTAATAATTTTAATTCCAATACATAACTTTCTCTCAACTCACCAATCTCCTTTAATCTATCCTGCTTCAATTCAACCAATTGACCTTCTAAAAATACTGATCTATTTTCAGATTCCTTCAATTGAAGTTGCAAATACTTATTAGAATCTTCCATCTCACTAATCGAAAATTCTAATTCATCTACAGACCCAATTCTTTTTCTCATTTCATCATTTTCTAATCTCAATGTCTCTATCAAATAATTTGAATTATTCTGTGCGGCCTCTAACTCAATATTCCTTTTTGATAATTTATCAGCATTTTCTTCTGCTTCTTTCTTTGCTTTATCAGAATCTTTTTTGCTATTTTCAGCAATATCAATTCTTTCTCTTAGAGAATCTAAAGTAGTTTTAAAATCATTTGTTAATGTTTGGACTGTTTCCATATGAAATCTTTTTTGATCAGCTTCACTACGAGTAATTTCTGCAAATGATTGAATAATACGCTCTGTATGCTCTTTAACCTTAATCATTTGAGGAGTTATTAATTCAGATATTCCACCTGATTCTGCCTCTAATTGATCTTTCTTTAATCTGATTATATCTAAAAACAAATCTTTTGATTTCAAACCTGTGCGAGTTTGGAGTGAATCCCATTCAGTTTTACCTTCTTCATTATCTAGTCGGATTGAAAGAGTAGAGGATGGAGAGGTCTTTCTTTGTTCTTCGTTTTCACTCATGGTTAATTCCTCCCAAGTTTGTTTTTATGTTTGAGGTTGTATGAAAAATGTTTACATTTTAGGTAGTAATAATGCTGTGTTTACTATGTTTACAAGTAAACAAATGTATACATTATGATTTGAATGTATTATATCAAGAAATATTAGGTTAGGCAAGTGGATATAAACAAAAAATAACCTCATCCAACAACACTTATTTGCATTATCGGATGAGGTTTATAAATTATAAAATTAATTACTCAGACATAAGATTATTCATAGTTTTAAGAAAAATACTTTCCTTTTTTTTATCAGGCAAAGGTTCTAATACTTCAGGTTGCTCCACAACAACTTCATTTTTCTTTCTCGTTTTTTTTGGATTTACACTATTTACAGAAACCTTAATTTTCCCTGATACAATATTATCAGTAATTTTTTCATTAAATTCATCTAGTTTAAGTTTTTTTGGATAATAATCCATGTAAAATTTTAAACAAGTTTTAACCAACTGTGAATTAGAAATTCCTTGTTCTTCCATTTGATTTACATAGTCAATTAAAATTGTGTCATTTTTTGAACTAAGATTTGTGCCAACATATTTTCTTAGGCTACCCATAATTACTCATCCAAGTCCCAATATTGTTTTCCTCCATCAAGATATGCTAAAGCATTAGTCAATTGAGGATGTTCACTAGATAATTTTGCTGTATTATCTAGTTTAATATTAAGATAAGATAATAATATTTCAGCAGGGCCACCCATGACACAGGTTTCTAATGCTTGTTGTAAGTCAAATGTTTGCTCTAAAGAAGAAATTACATTATCAATATAATCAATGAGAATTTCATCTTTTGTCCTTTGTAAGTCATAACTTTGTTTTCGCAAAGTAATTTCTGACCGTTTAAGATATTGCAATAATTCATGAGGTTTAAATTTAGTTCCATTTTTAGAATTAAAGGTCGTTGTCATCTGTTCTAATATTTGATCAAAACCAAATTGAGTATAACTAACTTTAGAATCTAAAATTACTTCGGTATTTTCAGGATTAATATCATCACCTCTACGCCATAATGAAGCATCTAAAGTTCCTCCACCAAAATCTAAAACTAATAGGGGATAATCATATTTTTCTTTTTGAGAATCAGTGATTCCAGATTGAATGTAGCAAATAGAATCAGTGATTTCAATATTAATATTTCCTCTGCCGTCACCGATATTAATTGTTTGTGGCCCCATAGTTTTTAGTTTTTCGAGGTAGGCCATTGCATGTTGTTTATAGTAACCAGCAGGAGTGCCAACAACTAGTTTTACTTTAATATCTTTACAACTTGGAAAACTTAATGCAATAGCAGTTAATGTACACAGATCAAAATGTGTTGTAGTGTACTTATCTGGGTTGATATAGGTTTTACCTTCAGGATCGCCTACAAGATGACTTAAACCGTCTTTTTTAACTAGATAAGTATTGCTTTTGAGTAGACCATCGCCCTCAGTATTAAACTTAATTCTTGCTCTTAATACTATCCCTTTGCTGGTTTTATAATATGAATTTCCTGCATCAAGCCCTAAAATAACCTCTTCGTTCATTTTTAAATTCCCCCTCAATAATATTGCAATATAATGTAGTTTATCACTCATTGTGTACTATTGCAAGTATACGATTGTATGTAAATATATCTACAATTGTGAGTATATATGTTTGTCTACAGTTATATGTTTTCAGGTGTGGACAAACATATCTTAGTAAATTAGTTTGTCTGTAATGGCACATTATTCTGAATTCAAAATATTTACCATTTATTACAAGACATAAAGGACAAAACTTTACAACTATACTTTAATGTAGATGACTTTAAATGACTTTAAGTTACTTCAAGACATTTAAAGATAAAGTGAGGTGTATTAATGAATGTTAAGTAAAGTAGAAATTGATATTTTGAAAAGTCTATTGGAAGATGGGATTACAGATCAAATGAAATCAAAAACTATTAAAAATATTAGTGAAAAAACTGGTTTAAGCTATGCTAGAGTTCGCGATAATATAAAGCACTTATTGTCTCTTAATTGTGTTGAACTTGGGTTCAAAGAGAAAAGTTCATACACATATTATTTAACTAAAATTGGGCAAAAAAATATCCCTCATATAGAGGGATAATCCTAATTCAATAAACTTGCTAATGTTAAAATTCCTGAGTAAATCATTCCACCTCCTAGAGCAACATAAAATCCTGCAACTAATGGCATAATCTCATCTCCTTAAAATTTTCTTGTGACTGTATTATTACCAACAATCATAAGAAATATACAAAAGAAATGGGATTATAAAGTTAGGTATAATTATGCTAAATTTGTTCGGCATAACGAGTTATACCTAACAATATGCTAAGAAACATTCAATTTAGAACTCTTTTATCATATTTCCTTAAAGTAAGGAGTGGTAATTTATGTTAAAGAAAGATTCTATTAAAATTCATCTTAAAAAACATGGAATTAAATATTTGCAAGGAGGATTAATAATTGGATATATTATCCTAATCGATCCTTCAGTTGCCCTTGGAGTAGAAACAATTGAGCAAACATCAGATAAATTTTATAGGAAAGTATTAGGTCTTGGTAGAGCTGTAATTTTAATAAAAGGAGGATTAGAAGTAGTTCAACACGCACTCTCAGGTGATTTCCAAGCAGCAAAGAAAACTATCCTTAGTTATTTAGGAATGTATACACTTTTACTATTACTTCCTTACGGCCTAGATCAAATCGATGCATTAATAGGAGGATTAAAGTGATGGTAAATTATGCAGATTGGTTTACTACTTCCATTAAGACTGCACTTAAAGAAACTATTACTGAAAGCTTTAATTGGGTTATGACAGGATTAATTTCAAATATCGTATATATGTCTCACGCTGTTACTCTAATCGGTTGTGGGGTGCTTATAATCCTTTATATTGGAGGTTATAAGTCAGGATTGCAAAAGGTTGGTATTTTAATTGTAAGCAATACCATGATCAAATATTTGTTGGGATGAGGAGGTTATAAAATGAAGGGAATTAAATTAAGTAATTATTTTGAAATTATTCACCCTGAGTATGTCTATCTAAAATTAACTCCAAATAATTCCATTGAAAACAAAAGTACAGATCGAATTGCAAAATCAATTTCAACTATTTTTCAAGGTGTGTCTCGCCATATCAAAGTGGGGGAAGGGAAATTAATAAGACTTTATCCATTTAAAAGACAATTCATGGTTGGAACCAAATACAGTTATCAAATGCCAGAAAAAGTATCATATTTCATTTTTATTGAAAAAGAAAATGTAGAATTCTATTTCATAATTCCAAAAACCTACTTATCTTTGTTAAGAGAAAAAATTAAGGATTCATGGGCAAATGTTACTATTAAAGAAGTTGATGTAATTCCTCTATTTTGTGAAAAATCAACTAAATATCAATTGGTTTATTCTAAAGAAAATGCACTTAGTTTATCTATTGATAAACGTAGTAGCGAACTTCTTAATTCAAATCTCAATGTCATAGACGTATTAGAGGAAGGTGATAAAGTAGGGATATTCTATAATTTTATCCCTACTAATCAATTTTCATGGAAATCTGAGTATAAGAACACGATTCAAAAAGTAAGAGATGGTTTGCCAACTGATAGGCAGAAAGTAAGCGTAAATTTTGTATTTAAGTTTCTTATAACTATTGTTGTTGAGATTAGTGATTTACTAGGAGAAGTTACTTCAGGTAAACCATCTAAAAAGAAAGGACTATCCACAGATAGTTTAGTACAAATGGAGAGAGTTATTGAAAGAATGAATAAATCAGCAGTTAGCAAATCAACTTATTCTAAAGCAACAGATGTTATATTAAACACTCAAATTATTATATTATCAGAAAGTGTAGATAAATTAAGAGAGATCAATCATGCTAAAAGCTTATCTCAAAGTTTTGAGGTAATAAATGAAGAGGATGGTGGCAATTCCCTGAAATCGAAATATTATAGTCAGAAATTTAATCCTATTGATTATTCTATAAAAGGAGCAGAAATTAATAAGATTTCATCTGGAGAATGTCAAAATTTTATTGCTTTAGCAGGTAGAAAAATACTTGATAGATTCAATTTTATTGATAAGGTAAATACTCAAGAAACCCAAGTCCCTGAAGATTTAAGAACTGGAATTATGAGCGTGGGGAAAAATACTTACAGAGGAATTATGCAGGAAGCATTTCTTAGTACAGATAAAGAATATCAACAATTGTGTTTGGTCTTGGTTGGGCCAACTAGAAGTGGTAAGAGCGTACTAATTGCCAATCTCGCAAAAAATGCGATGGAACACAATGAGTGCTGTATTATTTTTGATTTCATAGAAAACTGTGAACTATCAATGGAAATTGCTAGTGTATTTCCTGATGATAGAGTTAAAATTATTGAATGTGGAGATATAAGTAAACTTCAAGGACTTGGTTATAATGAGGTAGGAATAGATTCTGATGTATTTATTCAATATGACAATGCTAAAAAACAAACTACTCAATTATTAACTCTTATTAATTCTGTCAATGCAGATGAAAAAACTCTTGCTCCAAGAATGGAGAGGTATCTTACAGCATCTTCAATAATTGCGTTTATTCAAGGTGGAAGTATTAAGGATGTTTTTGATATTTTAGTAGATCATTCAGTAAGAAGTAATTTTATTCACAATGTCCCTTCTAGTCAAAAAGATAATTTATCAGAATATCTTTCTGCTCTAGAAGAATTAGATGAGGTAAATAAGGAAGGATATGTAACTGGCACTAAACACTCATATATTACTGGAATTTTAGATCGTTTGCAAAAACTTAAATCAAACACTTATATGGAATTGATGTTAAAAAAAGGTACTGAGAATAATATTAATTTAATTGATGAACTTCAAAAACCACAATTAATATGTTTAAGGATGCCTGAATCTATGTTTTCAACAGATGCAGAAAGAGATGTTTATTGCACTTATTGGATGACTAAGTTGTGGTTATCACTTCAATTACGCGCTGAAAAATTTAGAGATAAAGGTGATAGAATCAAGGTAAATTTATTTATTGATGAACTATATCAAGTTAATCATACTGAACTGTTTCTAACTGAAAAACTTTCTCGTTTAGCCAAGTTCCGACTTAAACCTATTATTAGTTGCCATTATTTGAATCAGATCAAAGGAATTAGAGATGAATTAAGAAGTGCAAATGCAAGCTATATGTTATTATCTGGATGTGATAAGCAAAATTATAATGAATTAAAAGATGAATTACAACCGTATGAGATGGAGGATTTACTGAAGTTGCCTAGATACAATTCTTTAAATTTAATCAAATGTAAAGAAGGGTATGCAAAGTTTATTACAAAATTACCTGCTCCTATAAAAGGAGTGTAATTATGAATATTTTTATGGATATATTAAGGAACAATAGATATTTTATTATTGTAATGGTTTTATTAATTTATTTATGTAGTAGGAAGTATTTATATAGTGAGAATGATACTTGGATTATGCCTGTTGATGGAGTAATTACACAGGAATTTAAAGGTGATTTGCATCATGGAATTGATATAGGTTGTAATGTAGAACCTATCCATGCTTCTAACAATGGAATAGTTTCTTTTTCTGGATGGAAAGGCGTATATGGTAATTGTGTGATGATTTCTCATATTGACAATGTAGAAACATTATATGGTCATAATAGTGAGAATTTAGTTAAAGTTGGAGATAAAGTTAAACAAGGAGATACCATTGCAATTAGCGGAAATTCTGGAAGGAGTTTGGGGATACATTGTCATTGGGAATTGAGGAAAGGATGTATTTGTTATAATCCAATGGATTTTGTGAATAAGAATACAGATATTAGTAAGAGTGATAAGGAAAATAATGTACCAGATTTTGATGCTAATAAATATTTACCTCAGAATATTGATGAGTTTAAAGATGAGTGATTGGACATGCTCATCTTTTTTTAATAAATTTTAATAAAAACTGTGCTAAAATATTTGCAAATTCATAAAATATCATATATTATGTGTGAAAGAAGGTTGATTTAAAATGATTTTTAAATTTAATAAAAGTGGCAATATGGAGAATATGGGAATGGAAGGAGATATACAGGATATGGCAAGAAAAGGTAAGGAAAAAGATAGGTTTAATCAAATGGATATGAATGTAGTCAATCAGGTAAAGGAAGAGGTTTTAGGTATGGTAAATGAGACAGCAAGTCAAACAGCAGTTGGGTATCAAGAAGCAATGGATGAGAATGATGAGGATATGGTTCAGCAACATGAGATGGAATTGATTAAGGAAATGGAAAATGAGAGTGACAAAATCTGGGACAAAGGGAGCAGAGATGGGGTTGTTGGGGCTAGTGGGGAGAATAAGGATGATGAAGGAAATCAGAGGCCACCATTTGGGAGTTTGAGTAGTTTGAGTGAAAAAGTGAAAATGGAGGATAATGGGGATAATCAGATTCCGAAGGATGAGTTTAATGAAGAATATACTGATGCTCAAAGAAAAAAGGATGAATTGACTAAAAAAAGAGAAGCGAATAAACTAAAGAAGCAGATGAAGGAAAGATTGGAAAAGTTAAATAGTGCTGAACAATGGAAATTCGAGAACGTAACAGAAATTTTTCGAAATGGGGAACTAGTCAAATACCAAATGACTGCTAATATTGAAACATTGGCTTCTTACTTTGATAGGGGAATTTTGTCGTATAATGGCGAATTACAGCGAGGTTATCGTAACGGGAAAAATGGAGAATTATTAGCTGTACGGTCACAAAAACAAGTAAATTTGATCTATGAAAGTATAGTCAAAAATCGAATGTTTGGAGGATTTTTAACTGTCAACTGGAACCCAGAAAAAGGGGATATTAATTATGATGAAGACGAACATACGCTTTCAGGTTCTATTAATCAAACATTAGATATCCTAGATGGTCAACATAGACTGTGTGCATTTTCGAAGATTTTAAAGGCTTATCGCCGTGATGCAAATTCAGTTCCAAATCCTGCTGAATATCAAATGTCAATCGTAGTTGAACTATTAGATGACGATTCTGCAAAATCACTTTTCTCTGAATATTCGACAAAATCTCTTAAAATTAGTAAGTCAAGAGGAGAGTATTTGAACGTGGAGGATAATACAAATCGTTTATGTAGAGAGATAATGAAAAAATCTGATCTTAAAGTAGAGGTAATAAGTACAGCGATAAAGGCAAACTCAGAAAATATAATCACATTTGGAGTATTATCAAAGAATTTAAAGGAAAACTATGCCCCACAAACAAAAGTAGAAATTGAAGAATTAAGCAACCATCTCACATTATTTATAGATGCATTAATTCAAACATTCCCTAAAGTTATGGCGAGTAGGAATCTTGAAGAAAGAAAAGAACTTCGTGAGAAATTCCTGACAATGGAGGCATTATCATGGAACGGATACTTTAAAGTAAGTAAACATTTACAAGGCAAAAGCAAGGAAGAAATATTAGCAGTGTTATCTAAATTTGATGCTGAAATTGATTATAAAGTGTTCAAGGGTAAATTTATGGCAAAAGAAAACCCAATCTTCCGAAAGATAATGAGAGAGGGATTTAAGATAATCAATACTTCGAGTAGTGCAACTTGGATCAATAAAGTCTTTATTGAGTATGCAATAGAGGGTAAAAGTTTAGAGGAAATTGACAGAGAAGAAGTAAGGTAAAAAACGTAAAAAATAGAGGTATCTACAAAATCCAATTAAGGATGAAATAGATACCTCTTATATATCAGTATTTATTACTTTACAAAATATTTATGATTCATATTTCCATTTATTAATACGTCAACTAATATCTCTTCAATATTATTAAACTTCCAATATGGTATTCTAAGCAAAGGAATTTTTTTACTTAAACAATATGTATTCTTTATTGAATCATGATATTGTGTTACCTTGAAACTATCTTCTGCTTTTTTATCATCCATACCATTAAAATTTACAGGTTGAAAATGTTGTAATCCGTCGTACTCAATACCAAGTAATATATTATTGATGGTTTTTATATTACTATCAAATATCATAAAATCAAAAGGTAGTCTATTTTTATCTCGACAATCTTCAAATTTATATTGAGGATTATAATTTAAAACATATTTATCTAATACCTCTTGAATTTTTAATTCTCCTTTACTATCTTTAGAGCATTCTGGACAACCATCGCCACGAGCACCCCTATTACATATTTTTGCTTTCCATTCATGTTTGTTTTCACAGATCCAATTAGCATCGATATTAGATGAACTTGTTACATTCCAAGGTGTTAAATCACCATTTGAGGTTAAATGCCATTCATCAACCAATTTAGGATAAATAGTTGCTAAACAATTTGATAATCCGACTTGTTTCCCATGGCATATACCACATCCTCCTCCTTGTTGAATAGCATTCCAAGGTGCTTCAAAAATTCCCATACAATCATCTTTTAAACATTGCCATTTTAGATTTTTATTATTTCCAAACCATTCACAACTAGATAAAATAAAAGGTGTTTTATTTATTTTACACCAATGTCTAATATTATCAATAGTAAAAGGATTTGCAGAATTAAATCTCTCTGGAGGTCTTCCCATTTGTAAATTACTTAATTGTGCCGCATAATAATATCCTTCAAAATCTATTATAATTAATTTTTGACGATTGTTGATATACACTTTACTAATCAATATGTAACCTAATTCTTTAAGATAAATTCTTACACTCTCTGTTGTATGTTTAATTCTAATTTTACTCATTATCAATCATCCTTCTTTCCTTTAATCAGAGTTTTACAAATGGAATAAGACGCTCCATCTAAGGAAAACTCAAGCGTCTCGTTTTACCCTTGACATGCTTCGAATCACATCAAAGAACCAATATTAAATTCAATTTTACCTAAAAAACCACAAACAAAAAGAGAGCACCCAATCGCACTCTCAAAAAATAAATTAATATAAAATTCTATTCATCATACAACCTATTAATCCAATCCATCCTAAATCATCCCTATTAACCCCACATTTACTACACTTAAACTCCTCATCAGCATATTGCATTCTCATAAACTAACTCTACTCACACCCACAAACCAAAACCCTCTTCTTACCTCAGACCAATCAATAGGAATAATATCTTCTAAAGATTCTTCCATCGAAACAACAACCTTTCCCTTACCAAACAACCTATTATAATCCAAACATTTCTCCAAAAACTCAGGACTAATCACATTCTTTTTCCTATCCTCTAGAAACTGTTTTGATTTTTCTTTACTAATAACAAATACTCTATCATTATTACAATTATTCATTTTTTACCTCCCATATCCAATTGTATAAATAATCCTATCCAACACCCAACAACCCCAAAACCTTTACAACTCAACCAAATCCATGCTATAATATCCACATTGAGTTATTTTAATTGTCCATCATTCTCTGGCTCAAATTAACTCAACAGCTTCTATCGTCTTTATTATTTCTGCTAAACAGAAGAATTGGTGCTGTACAGCCAATCTTCTGTTCTTTTTGTTTCTCCAATTTGAATAAAACTACAAAATATGCTATAATATAACCATAATTGTCGAAATGGAGGTTATCACATGGACATAAATCTTATAAATTATAATGATACTCAAAAGATTAGAATCGCATTCAATTTATGTATCAAATGTGCTAAACCATTACCAGAAAATTCTACAACATTAAAATGTATCGACTGTGATAGAAGTTTATTGCTTGCCCAAGAAGAAGTTATAATATATGATAAATGCGAAAAATGTGGCAAAATTTTTAAATACAAAAACTTATCTTCTTTATGTTATCGTTGTAAAATTAAATATCATTAATAAAAATACAAAAGATTTTTATCTCCAAATAGAAACTAAAAAAGCAATAGAAAAAGGAAACTACATGGGAACTAACATAAAAAGAATACGAAAAATACAGAAAATAAGTGTTGCTAAATTATCTGAAAACATTGGTATAAAATCGTATGAACTAATTAAAATTGAATCAGGT